AATCATTTTTCTGTCCTCACGACAAGTTTAAGGGTGGTTGTCTCGGCCATATCGAATTCGTAATAGTTCCCATCACAGTTTTTTACCGTAATGAAATAAGAAAAAGCAACACAGTTGCCATTGAAATCATCGGCCCAGCCGTATTCTTCTATATCAACAATAAAGCCAAGAATAGGAGGGATGGTCGTTAAATCACGAACCTCCGCACCTATGTATATGTTATCGTATGTTATATCGTCAAGACTAATCATCAGACCATCTTTGAGATTTAGACTTGCGACAAGCATTCTTGTCTTGATGCTTACGCTTATGTGTATGAGCACCACCTTTGCGTTGGTGAGCGTTCACAGCGTGCCAGTTTCTAGTTTTTATTCTCATATTTTATCTCCCAACCAACCGTAAACATCGGTGTCAACATAAATAGTGTCCCCTCCGACCAAAGAGATAGGAAGATCCACCTCGCCCTGTTCAATACAATCAAGCAGTTCTTTGACCATATTGACCGTGAGTGTCTGTGAATTGTCGTATGTGACAAAATCATCGAAAGTACCCACCCACCTACCAGTACGGTAGTGGCTTGAAATTCGATCAAGAACGCTATGAGCGGCAGATAAGATTTGTTTGTATGTTGTTTGCATTTATCCTCCAATGCTGTTGGTGTTTATAATGTATCTTGTTTGGTTTCATTTGTCAAGAAAAAAGTTCAGATTTTCCATGATCATCGGGTGAAACGAGATTAAATAATGTGCTAAGCGAAATGAAATATATGGCGTATACACACGGCCATGCCATAGTTATGGCAACCGCTGGGTCTGTGTCGGGGAGCATTTCACCAGTGTTCCAGCCTAGACACATTGTAATAAAAAACAAGGCGTAAGTAATCCAAAAGATTACTATGCCCAATAAGCCCACACTAACAATAGATCCCCCGAATATAAGTACAACCAACAAATGCAGCCCTATGAACAATACTCTGGCAAAAGTAGTTGTTCCGGATATGATCTTTCGTAAAATCTCTAAAGATTTTATAGTTCTAGGCCAATGCCATTTTTTCATATGCACATTGGCGGCTTGAACATAGGGCAAAATTGTTTCATTATCTGTGTGTGCTATATCGCTCAAATCAAATGGAAGCGGAACAAAGCATTCTTTATTGATTTTCCAAAAATGCGATCTCCACTTTGCGGTGAACTGACTATCGTACTGTTTCTCATTCATTTCCCAATACCTTGTATTTGTTTTCATAATAACAGTGTATCTCGTTTGGTTTCAAATGTCAAGAAAGTTTTTTATTTTTATATCAAAAAACGATGTATTATTGTTGGATACGAGATAAATTGCTCTCCATCGGTCAAACGAACACTAATAGACCATATATCGGTTTCCTCTGAATAATTACAGTCCGCAATAATCCCGATCTTTCCGGCAATTCTAACGAGCCTACCGACAAGTTCAGTCGCCTCCAGCATCTTTGACCTCCATTACACCCTCGATATATCCACGAGGAACTTGAAACCATACGGTTCGCCAGTCCATAAAATGTGGATCTATCTCGCTGTGATATGGTTCTTCACCGTGCTCACCGTATTCAGCATAGACAGCCAAATGTCTACCTCCGTCATCAGTGATGATGCGGACAGTAAACCTTTGGTCGGTGTAATCTTGTGCCACCATTCGTAACATAGCGGCGGCTTCCTCCAAAGTGCATTTGGAGGATCGCCAGTTCTTTTTATAAGCCATTATGATTTCCCCTTATGGTTCTCATTACCGGCATTGTGTCCGGCATGTTCATATTTGATTTTGTTAAGTTTGTGACCATTACGGATAGCATTGCCACCTGACGAAGCATACCAAGCCTTCTTATATTCATCAGCCTCTGCTTTGCTTTCAAAGCGGACAAACGATATGTCTTGCATCTTGCCGGAGCCAGTTACAAAGCCTCGTATTTCAGGAGCCGGATCGCCTCCCATTTCTTCGGTACAGAAAGGACATACATTTATGTATCCTTTGACCTCTCGTTTCCATCGTGAATTACTATCAAACTCATCGCCACATTCTCGGCATGTTCTCATTTTAGGCATCATATCTCCAATGATTGGTCAGCATCATCGCTGATATAAACAATGTATCCTATTCTATATTATTTGTCAAGAAGTTTTTTTATATTTTTTTAAGACCTCGAATTCTCCGAGACGGACATGCCATTTTTGGTTCCGCTTTATAGAGTGAACCTCGATCCAATCGTTTCTATTGAAATAGATTACCCTAGTCCTTCCGGCCCAATTGTCCGGAACCCAAGTTACAACCTGCACTTCTCCAAAGTATCGCTTTGCGCCATGATTATCTTTTGATAATATAATGAGATCACCAACATTTACATCTTGGTATCTTTCGTGAGGCATCAAGGCTCTCATTGCTCCGAAACATCACGAACTTTCTCAATCTGATCAATCATTTCATCCCACAATTTATTAATCAAAACCTGCACAGCGGGATCATCGCTGTCAGGATAATCTCCTATGCTCTCGACAAATTGACACAAAGCAGCGTAAGCCGCCATATTCTTCTTGCGTTGCTCGAAACGCTTTTCATATTCAGCGAATATGCCTACATTTAATGGTAACATATGTTTCCCTCCAATAATAAATAGAACCGTATGTGTTACATATACATTGTATCACGCTATGTGTATTTTGTCAAGGCCAAATCGCATTATTTATTATATAAATAATGAAAAAAAAGTTATTAAAAAAGGTGGACAAATTCTGTCCGGCAAGTTATAGTTTGTATTAAGCCGAAATCTCTTTTAATTATGTAAAGTTCTCGGATCTTATTTACTTAAAATCATCGAAATGTAAGGTTTAACTTACATAATGGTGAAATGTATTTAAAATCCGAAAGCCTTCTTAATTATGTAAAGTAATGAATACCAAATTACTTGAAATTGGTGAAAATATAGGTTCAAAGCCCAAAATGGATGAATTTTGTTTAAACTCGAAACTATTTAATTATGTAAAGTTCTCGAACATTACTTACTCAAAATCGCTCAAAAGCCAGTTTGAAACTACATTTTCGATGAATTTTAATCTGTGTCCGGCCAGTACGGAATTTTCGGATCGGCTGCCTTCAGACCGGCGATCTCATCTTTTGGGACAGGAACAATAAAAGCGGCAGGGACAGAAACTTTGTCTCCGCTACCGATAAGATAAATCTCGTAGAATGCTTCCTCGAAGTTATTCAGGTATAATATGTTCTTGGTGACCATACCTAAATACACACGGTCGCTCACAGACTTAACATACACGAGTTGGCCAATCTCGAACACCGCATTGCTCCTTGTATTGATCGATCATAAAGAAATCTATGTAAGTAGAATCGAGGACATCAATTATCTTTTGCTCGAAATCATAGATTAATTCCATCATTTTAATTATTCTTTCGTCTTCTTCCTCGGACAATTCGACCTTGCCGTAATAGCATCTGTAATACTCGTTCCAAGTTCGCTCGATACAATAGTCCAGCCACAGGTACTTGTCCATAACCATAACCTCGTAATCATTGAAAGGTATCAGGTACATAGCCGTGCCTTACGGGAAAAGAGAAAGGAGGGGGGTAGGGGGGTAGTAGTAGGGTAGTAGGAGGTCATAAAATTTTAATGTCTCCTGTTATAACTAAAATATCAAATGCAGACTTATTCATATAAGCATGAGTACCATCTGAATAATAAATGTGGTAAGACTCATCCCAATGGATTTGTTGCACTCCTCTATCTGTTTGAGAGGTTGCTCCGATTTTATAAATCTTAATCACAATACCCACCTTCCCTTGGTCAGTAAGTAATGTGCCTTGCTTCACCTCCGTCATAGTCTCGCAGTGCCTCATATAAATCTTTGTCGGTGATGCTAGTAAGCGGTCGAACCAAGCACATATTATTTAAGAGTTGACCATCGCCATCACTCGAGTAATATCCAACTTTGATTCCGTGAAGCACTCCGATAAACTTTCCGTCATCTGTGAAAACAGATGCCCCAGATGACCCAAGCCAACAGAATGTTTGAACATAATAACTCAAATAACGTTGGCCTGAAACAATACCTTTTGTATAAACCATTCCATAGTCGGATGGCCAAGATACCATATCGATTGCTTCTCCTAATTTAGGATAAGTTCTTTTAAATTTGACTGGTCTCAACAGAAGATCTTCCTCTGGCTTTAAAACAGCCCAGTCTAACAATTCATCAACAACAACCGCATTTAATTTAAAAATTTGATCATTGCCTTCCATAACAATAATCTTATCACACTCTTCAATTACGTGATAAGCGGTAAGGACAAACTTTTGTCCTCTATGAGTAAAGTGATTTCCAGAGCCCGCTCCAATCAATTGATCATTAGCAAAACAACTTATCATATAAGATGATCTAACCTTGTCAATATGGCTTATTGAACCAAAAAAGGGACCAATGCCCATTAATGAAAGAGCAATGATCCCTAATAATAAATGTTTGATGTTCCGCATGACGATTCCCCCCATGCAGTAAATAGTAGTTATGATCTTGAATAGTCGTCTTCGATTCTCACGACATCATCTAACTCTGTCGTTGATACCTCCATCAACTTAACATCGGTTCGTTGACTGGCGGCAAAACGATGAACGGTTAAAGGTGGGATATGAAACGAATCTCCGGGTTCAAGAAATATAGATTGTTTATCTCTTCGTGATCCTTCTTCCAGAACCAATTCAAGTACACCTTCCAAAACATAAATCGTCTCCTCTTTCATAACGTGATACTGGAGAGATAATCTTTGCCCTTCGTTTATATGAAGAATTTTGCCGACATACTTGTCTGTCTTGGCCCAGATGATTTCAAATCCCCATGGTTTCAAAATTGTTTCTTTATTGCTCATTATTCACCTCTCTGTATAAATCTAATGCGTGAAACATTTGCTTCTCAAATTCTTCCTCGTTTATTTTTAAATTAAGTTCTCGGGCTTTCATTAACCCCTCAACCCAAGCAGACACTTCAAGAAGTATTACATTGTCTGGTTCTCTATCTTGATAATGAAGAATAGCGTGACCGATCTCGTGTATTAAAGAATAATATTTCTCTTCTATTTCCAAGTCATCTCCTATCTCAATATCTCCGACTAACTCAGGATCATAATCATCTTGGTAATCTGAACCAAAAGAACACTCTTGGCTTTCTTCAACGAACTCAACAAGGACATAAAGTTCGTCATACGCGTACTTAGTCAGCTTCTTTATCGCTTTCTTTATGTAGCCCTTGGTCAATATGTTCTTTGAGGTCTGTGAATCCGCCGATGACATGTTCTTCTCCTGTTTCAAAATTAACTTTCAAAACAACTGGTACTGTGTCCATACCATAATTAGTTTTATAATGATGAACAAGAGCCCAAGAATTTTCAATCCATGTTGCAACAAAAGGCAATTTCTCTTGCAAAAGAAGAGAGTTTGCTCGTTGGCACCATTGGCACGCGCCATATCCTATAACTTTATAATAATACACTTTAACCTCTTAAAATTTGTTTTTTATTATTTATCTTCTCTTTAATTGTTCTCGGAGCACCAAGCACGAGCATTGTCTCAACTGTGGTGCCGTCAAAGACTTTAACTTCAGAAATGATCATTTGGTGATGCACACCTGCTTCAATCAAAGATTCTTTTAGAGAATGATATTTTAGATTGTCCTCGACAACTGAAACAACGTGAGAAGGATTCACATAAACCCTGTTGACCTTGATTGTATCATTTGCAGGTTCGACCCTTGTTAATTCAACTAGCATTGCGGACCATCCTGTTTGCAAAGTGAACATCTTTAGACTTGACCAGAAAATACTCATTTTTAATAAAAACCTTTAATAGATTACCATCTTTTTCAGATGAAACGACACAGGCGATAGAGGGTACGTCAACAACCTTCTTTGGAAAAAGAAGGCTATTATGCAATGATTCTTCATTAAAAAGCCATGTGTCTTGTGGGATGCTTACGAGATCCCCTTCTCTATAACAGAACATTAATTTGTTTCTCCATCGAATTGTTGATCCTCGGCTGGTTCGTCTTTGGGGACGGTATAAGGAGGATTGTATTTATGGACTCTTCCTTGTGCTTGAGCAGGAGCCGGTTGTGGGGCTCGTGGCTGCGGAGGAGGAGCCAGTTGCGGTTGCTCTTCCGGAGGGTTCATTGCTCTTTCGTAACCAGCAAGAATGCTTTCGCATTCGCTCAGTCTCATATCAATTGCTCCAAGGGTCTGTCTTGCTTTATCGAGAGACTTGGCCACAAGGTCCAAATGTGGTTCATCTTGGCTCAAAGCATTATAGGCTTGGCCAATGTTTTCTTTTACTGTATCAATACGAAATAACTCGCCTTCAATTAGTTCTGCTACAGAATCAGGAACATCTTCCAGTTCCACAGAATATGTTAATCTAACTCTCATAATACCTCCAGAGTTTATAATATATTATAACATGTTTTGGGGCTCTTGTCAAGCCCCAATTATCATTTTATATATTGTCGCAGTAACTAGACCCAACACAGTCGTAAGGACACCCCAAGTAACTTTTGAATAAGTTTCTTTCCATTGTTCCAGATCTCTTATTCTCGCATAAAGACCAGAGTCTGGGTTATAAACTGCTTCTTTTATCTTCTTAACATCTTGATTCATTTCATCTTGCTTCTCAGCCATTCGCTGGAGATCGCTGCGAAGTTCTTGAATTAATGATATTAAGTGAGCATTGGTGTCCATTCTATTATCCATGCTGTAATTAGTCCTTCGTGCTCACAATCGCATAGTTCATTGTTAACAAAGTTGATGCGGCTGATACGGCATTTTGTAGAGCACAGCGAGTAACTTTACAAGGGTCAATGATGCCTTCGTTGAGCATATCTACATAGTTTCGTGTGAGGAAATTGTATCCCTCGTTTCTAGATTTATGTATGACACCATCAACAATCAAATCTTGTGATTCACCTGAATTAATGCAAAGTTGTCGTAAAGGCTCTTGTACAGCATCAAGGATAATCTTGGCTCCAAGTGCTTGCTCTTCATTGTCTGTCTCGACATATAATCCTGTGGATGCTCTGATTAAACCAACACCACCGCCGGGAAGAATACCTTCTTCCAAAGCAGAACGAACAGCCTCAAGAGCATCATCAATTCTGTGCTTCTTCTCAATCATTTCGACTTCGGTCGCAGCACCCACACGGATAACAGCAACACCAGAAGCCAATCTTGTAATTCGTTCTTGCAGTCTTTCGCATGTTGCCATGTCTTCTGTTTCCTGAATCTCGTTTTTAATTGCTTCAATTCGTGTCTCAATAGTTTCCTCATCACCTTGGCCTCCAACGATTGTCGTTGCGAACTTGGAAACGGTTGCCGACTTTGATCTTCCAAATTGCTTTAATTGTACATTTTTTAAAAGCAAACCATCTTCACGGGTAATGAATACCCCTCCGACAGTTGCGGCCAAATCTCTTAAAATAGAGCGTCGTTCTTCACCATAGCGTGGCGATTTGACAGCGCACACCTTCATTGTTCCTCGGACAGCATTTGCAATTAAAGCTGCAAGTGCTTGACCTTCAACTTCATTGGCAACAATAAGAAGAGGTCGCTGGTCTTTTGCGGCCAACTCTAAAGCAGGATAGATTTGCTCAACTGTATCAATTTGCTCATCTGTGATAAGGATAAGAGGATCGTGGTACTCGGCTGTGTTCTGTCTCTCGTTTGTGATAAACTTTGATGACAACCAACCTTGATCGATTCTGAAACCTTCGATTAAATCCAAAGATGTATTGATTGACCTCGCTTCTTCAACGAGAACCGAACCGTCTTTTCCGGCAGAGTCAACAGCATTGGCGATAAGAGTTCCGATGCCTTTGTCGTTGTTTGCCGAGATGGTTGCGACATGTTCAATGTCTTGCTTGGATTGAACAGGTCTTGCGATTTCCTTGAGGTTTGCTACAATTGCCTCGCAAGCCTTATCCATTCCTCGCTTGATTTCGGTTGGTGAAGCACCAGCCACAATATACTTTTGTGCTCGGTTCAGAATACCACGAGTGAGAATAGTTGCCGTTGTCGTTCCGTCTCCGGCATTTGAAGCTGACTGCTTAGCTGCTTGCTTTACAATCTGTGCTCCCATGTTCTCAAATGGATCCTCAAAGGTTATGTGCTCTGCGACGGTTACGCCGTCTTTTGTTACCATTGGGATGTTCTCTCCCTGATACATAATGCCGACGGTTCTTCCCCGAGGGCCTAATGTTGATCCTACATTGTTTGCGAGTTTGTTAACTCCGTTTAATACTTTTGTTGATAATTCTTGACCGTTATTATAATGCTTCACTATTCCTCCATTATTTGATTTCATTAACGCTTTGTGAAATTTCTTCATCCCAATCCATTCTCAAGCGAATGAGCGGGTTGAACAATGCTTCTTGTCTTTCTTGAACCAAGGTCCCTTCGGGCTTGACAAGTTGCCCTTCGATATCAACCGCTTCGAAGTCGATCTCTGTTTCCTGTTTATAGACGATAACAGGTGACGGCTCTTCAGCGAGAGCCATCGTTATTAGTAAAAAAATCATTTAATTATCCTTAATTTTCTGCCCCAATCGCAATCGCAGGGGTCACACCCACACGAAGGACAAGGGTTATAAAGTTTTATCATTATGCTATCCTTTTAGGAATTGTTTAACCATATTCTCGATCATTAGATCAAGTTCTTTCATTTTGTTTTCACTTAATGTTTGACCATAGCCTTTTGAAGCCAATTCCCTAGAGGCGGCTTCTGCTTGCTTAAGTGCTTTTACCGCCTCATCTCCAGTAGCTTGTTCGCCACTTGAGGCATATGCGGTTATTTTTTGAGTTGCTTCTTGAGAATTCTCAAGGGCAGCTTTCATTTGTTGGATAACAATTGCTGCCTTCTTCTCGTCATCATTCGCTCCATCTTTGATGGTGGCATTCATATTTTTAATAAGAGCATCCTGAAAATCATCGCTCTTTCTTCCGATTCTGAGAACCGCTGGGTTTTTATAATATTCTACCTTATTTATCTTCAACTTTGCTCCAACACCGCTGATCTCATGAATCTCACCAGAGCCATCTTTCAATAGAAAATCAGTTGGACTTGTTTTCATGATTATCATATTATAAACATGTAACTCTTTAATGCTTTGGGGATCTGATGTAGGTCCGGCCCCACTCGCACCCTTTTTGCCAGACGGAGTTGTGCTTCCAGCACCAGCGGTCATTTTTATAGCAATGATATAAAAAATTGGTTCGTTTTCTTTAAAGCCCGATGAGGATTGAGAGATGCCACTATAATCTGTGTAATACTTGGCACTTCCTTGCATATTTTTATTGGTTATAAAATCAGTTACACCCATTTTACCAGCAGAAGTGGTTTCTTTTCCTTTGACACGACCACCAGACATCATAGCTAATAATGCTTCAAAATTATAAGCAGCGGCGCCTGCATCTGTTTCTTGAACAAGTGTTGAAAGATAGTCAGCAAAAATAACACCAGATAATAATTCTGAGTAATTATTACTGTACTGCTTCAGGATGTTGTTTATTCTGTCTTTTTGGGTACCGCCAGATGGTGTTTTATAAATTCTATTATAAAAATCATTTATTCTTTCTATTCTCGAGAACAAAGAGTTTTGTCCGGCAAAAAAAGTTTGAGTTGCTGTTGCGATACCTTCAGGAAAAGAACCCATTGCCGATGCATCGTCTGGATCTGCTGAGATTGTATTCATTGTCTTGAAAGCCAGAGATTTAGATTGTGCAAATCCTAATTTTTTGCTTGGGTCGAGTTCAGAAGCTGCTTGTGATGTCGTGAAGCCTTTTGCCACCAAGTCCTCAACATCATTGGCGGCCTTTTTGTATTTTTGTGTTCCGCTTGTCTTTAGTTTATTAAACTCTGGTTCTTTATCTAAGTAAGACTGGGCGTAGTCATCAAAAGTTAAGTCGCTTTTATCTCCGTCCTCGCCAGATAGATTGTCTAATTCAGCAGGTTCGAGACCGATGTGTTTTTTGGAGCGGTTGATATCAAAATTTTTAAGAGTAGCAGGGTACTTAATATCAAGTTCTCTCTCCTGCAACATTGCTTCTTTAATCAAAGCATCAAGCATTTCTTTTGTAAGTTTATTTGACATTATTTTATTTCCTCGAGCAGTTGTTTAAGATCAAGACCGGCACAATCAATTTTGGTCTTCTTTAAATGATAATGTGATATAAAGCCGTTGAACCTTCCAGCAGCAGCAACACTTGAAACACCTGTTGATGTTTCTCCATTTGGAGCGATTGGGCAAACGAACGGAATATCATAGGCTTTGTTCATTGCTTTCATAAGAGCCTGAAGAGCCTCAAGTTGAACATCATAAAAGCCCAAGAAAGGATCAAGGGTTGAGCCGTGAACCTTTTTGTTTTCCCACAAAGGTCTCTCACCAAAGCCTTTAGACTTATACCAACCTTGATGCTTTGGATAATAAGCATTGGCTATTTCAACACCAACAGAGTTTGAGTTCCATTTGGTTGAACCAGCATGATAGGCGATATGATTGCAATCCAAGAACTGATAGATTGTTCCATCATTATCAATAGCAAAATGAACGGAGATTCCTCTGTTCTTTAGAACCTTGAAGCAAGACTCTGATGAAAGACAGACATCCCAATGGCAAACAAAGTTTGTTACTTTTCTTTTCTCTTGGACTGTTTTATAGCCTGATGTTAATCTCAAGCCATCCGCTTCAATTGGAAGCACAACACGAGGCCAATTAATCTCAACATAGTCATTGTTGCAGATAATATAAGATTGACCTCGGTTGGCAATAGTCTTTGGTCGATAGTCGGCAAGCGATGCTTCTCTCTCGGTCCAGATGCGACGATAGGTCGTTGGTCCCACCAAGCCGTCAGCAGTTAATCCGTGCTCTTGTTGAAACTTCTTGACCTTTTTGAGCAACTCCTCGTCAAAATGGGAGGCCCCAAACCAATCGGGGGACCACCCAAGTTTAACGGCGGAGGACTCGTTATAGAAAATTTTATCCATTATTGAATCCTTTTTACTATAATTAGATCAAAATATCAGCAATTCCATGTTCTATGGCTTCTTCAGCAGATAAATATACATTCACCTTTCGATCCATAAGTTTCTTAAGAGATCTCTTCGTAAAATTCGAGTTCTCAACAATTGCATCAATATAAGCCTCCTGAAGATGTTGAATCTCTTCCAGCTCATTTGCAAGGTTATGGATAGTTCCAACATTACCAGCAGAGACAGCATGGATCATCACACGACAGTTGCGTCCAATCTTGCGCTTTCCTTTCGTTCCAGCAGCAAGAAGAAGAACACCAGCAGACATAACCTTTCCAAGACCAACGGTTACAACATCGCAACGAGTCTTCGCAAAGTTCATTACATCATAAATCGAGAACATATCATCAGCAGAGCCGCCGTATGTTGAAATGTAAAATGTAATGTCCTCGACAAGTTCAGGCGGAATCTCTTCCCCTTCTTCGTCCAATACAGGCGGTTCTGGTTCCGACATTGTTATAAGATGGTAACAAAGCTCTCCTGCTTTCTCTTCCTCAACACCACCAAACAAACCAATGATACGAGGATCCTTATCACTTCCGTTGCCAAGCAATTGCCCAAGATTGATCTTGAGTTTTGTTGGTTCCGTTGGTTCAACTGTTTCTTCTGAAGACTCGTCGATTTCTTCTTCGGTCTTTTTTCTACGTTTTCCAAATGTCATAATTACCTCCTAATGACTTATATAATATAACATGTTCTGAAT